CTTTACTGAACTTATTTCTAGCGTCTTGTCCGTCTTGTGTCTCTAACTTAAATACATCTACTTCAAGCTCTTTCATCTGTACTTCAAAAGCTTGTTCAGCTTTTTTAAGTTCTAGCATTTGTTCAGGTGTAGCTTCGGCTAATCCTTTTTCTATAGCCTTTGGAGTATTAGGAACACCTAACACTTCTGATATCATGTTAGCTGCCATTCCTCCCATTGGTCCACCTAATGCAGTTCCTAATGTAGGTGCAACAGCTCCAACTATGTTTTTTAATAATCCTTTCATTTCAAGCTCCTAATACCATATCTTGTAATTCTTTACTACGTCTACCAACTTGGTTATACCAACGACTATCTTCCATTTGCACAGCCATCTCTTTCCAATTATTTTCTCTACAAGCCCTCATCATATTTTTAAACTTTGAAAGTCTTGTGCCACCTAAGTTAAAACACATGTTTACTAACACGTGTTGTATATCTTCAGGTAAATTATAGAAACCTTCTTCACTTCCAAAGATATGTATTGCTTCTGCTAAGTGAGTAACAAAATCATTTTCATAATACATGTCTACTACTTCTTGAGATACTGATGTACCTACTGCCCAATCATATTCAGGGTCTTCTGGTTTGCAAAGGTGTCCAACTCCTAGAGTTTTATATCCTAAACTATCTTCATAGATATTTAGTACTTCACCTTCGTGTCTTTTAATTTGTTCTTTACATAATTCTATATTCATATTTTATTCCTTTAATTATTCCCATATTCTTAAATGAAAATTTCTATGTAGAGGAGAAACTACATTTAAATTTATTTGTTCTAACTGTTTTATTTCTGGATTATCTTCATAAAATTCTAAAACATGAGGAAATATTTTTACTGGTGGACCACTATGATGACCACTTCCAATAACTTCTGAAGATTCAAGTTTATTTACTATCTTACCAGTTTCATCGTAATCAAATTTTGGAAGGTAATTTTCTTCTAATTTTAATATTTTTTCTTGTTTAGCTTCAGGTAATTTATTAAACCATTTTTCATATTCATTTTGTGTAAAATCATAAATTCTATAATATATATCTAAAACCTCATTTTCATTAGCATTAATTTTATTTGAAATTTGTAAACCTTTTTTTGCTAATTGTTTAGCTACAGTTGAAACAAAACCTCCAAGAACAAAAGGCTCTCTTAAACCTAAACCTTCCATTTGTGATTTAAGTTCTCTATCTTCAATGTCTTGTGCAGCCTCTGATGTTGCATTAAAAGGCAATCCAGTATTTCTATTTATCATTTCATCAGGTTCGTCTGTGACGTTAGGTACGTTAGTAACTATACCACCTTTAGAATATTGTCTTACTTTATATTCTTCATCTTTACTAGATGTTCCTCTTGCTGCAGCCCTTAAAGACTTTTTAGTTCCTTCTCCAAACATTAAATCATAAGCAGAATATCCCGGTAAATTAGTTGCTAATACTTCAGGTATTCCTTTTCTATATAATATAGTATCTATAAGGTCTTGAGGTAATGGACCTGCAAAAGTTTTTAGTGCAGCAGTTGTAGTTCCTACATTTCTTTCATATTCACTATCATATCTAGAAACATAATCAAAAAAACCCAACCCTCCCCATCTTCTAACACTTTCAAATATTAATTCACCTGCGTCTTTATCTCTACCAGTTTCATAATCTTTTAAATTTTGTCCTTGACTTCTAACTATATTACCTATGTGAGCTACTGAACTCATAAGTATAACTGTTGGTAATACTTTTGGTATAGATTGCATTGGACTATTAACAGCCTCATATGAAAATCTTTTAAGTACTGTATTTGTAAACACTGTAGGATATCCTGCAAACTGTATTAACATTTGAGCTGCAGGTGTTGAAAACCATAAAGGTCTGTTAGCTTCTGCAGTACTTGGGTTAAGAATAATTTCTTTTACAAATCTATTAGCTCCTGAAGTATATTGTTCTTGATAAAACTCTTGACTACGTGCTATATTTTCATCCCACTTACCATTAACTGTAGATTTTTTATACCATGCAACAGCGTCATCTGCTTTAACTCCTAAACCTCCGAGTTGTTTAGTAAGATATTCTTTTTTACTTTCACCCAATCCACCCTTAGAAAGTTTTTCAGCATTTTGTTTTATTAATCTTTTACCTGTAGTAAAGGATGCAAGTTGAACAGCTCTTGTCCATTGTGTAAGTAAATTAACTTTAAAAAATCCTTGCTGTAAATTTTTAGCTACGCTACCGTGTAATCCTTCACCTGCAAGACCTTCAAGTCTTTCTTGAACTGCTTGTTCTAAAGCTAGTCCAGTTTGATATAGTTCTCCCCATGCTTCATCGTCTATATCTTTTATTCCTTTAACTCTTTGACGTAATACTCCACGTTGAAAACCTTTTATAGTTCTGTCAATAACACTTTGACCTTCTTTAACTATAGAAATTCCAATATCACTTATAACTTTAGGAGCATCAGATTTACCTGCTCTACTTAAAAGTAAAAAAGGTTCAGTAACACTAGACAAAGTAGCCAAAGGTAAGTGAGCCATCTGTTGTATTAGTTTGCCCCAATCAGCAGCATTTCTTGCCCATCCTTTTGTTTTCCATATAGACTGTGAATCTGTTTCAATTCCAGTTACACGTTTGTGCATATTTCTAAGACTATCAAGAACTCCCTCAACTTCATTTTCACCCATTCCACTTGCTTTTAATTCATCTTTAATTCCACCTTTATTAACTAAAAACTTAGATTCAAATTCTAATATATTTTTACCAAAATAATTAGACCTTTCAATAGCCCTAGCAGAATTAGTAAAATAATCTTCTAATATTTGTTGTGTATCATCTTCTAATACATATGCAATTTTATTATCATCAAGATTAGTAAATCTTCTAGCTTGTAATCTTCCAGCAGAATCTCCAGCTTGTTTTCCTTTCATCATTATTTTAATTTCAAAAGGAGTCCATCTTTCCTCAAGCATGTCTCCTACAATACGAGAAGCTTTTGATTCTTTAGCTAATTGCATAATTTCAGATTCAGTTCCTTTCCCCTGTAATCTTTTTCTTGCAGTTTCTATAAAGTTTTCTCCAAAAATTGCTTCGTCTTTACCAACTGCGTCTTCTAAAACACCTTTAACTTTTTCATTATCAGCATTTTTAATAATTACTTCATCTAATTCATTTATAGGGTCAGCGTGTCCTGAATCAATTAAATCTTTTTGAAATCTTTCTCTGTTTTCTTTTAAAGCTTTATAATTAAATAATCTAGGAAAGTAACCACCTTTATTAATAGTATCAGGTCTAAATAATCCTGCACGATTTAAATCATTAAATGATTCATCTAGTATATTTCTAACACCTTCAGTACCATCAAAGTTTTTACCACCATAAGAAACTGCAACATCTTCTGTCACTATAAATCCATTATGTTCTTTACCTATTAAATCTCTTATCCAAACTTTATTACCTGCTCTTTGAGCTTCTCGTTTAGTTCCGGTTACTCTTTTATCTCTTAATAAAGAATTTAATTGTTGTTGTTGGTCTTTAGCTAGTCTAGCTCTAAAACCTACTCTGTCTAATACATTAAATGACTTAGCTAAACCATATAGATATTTACCTGTTCTTTCTCCAACAGCTAATCCATAAGACTTTTCTTTTACAAGCTCTGAACCTTCTTCAGTTAATGTAACATCATAGTCATATCTAAACTTTTTGAGTAGTACTTGAAGTTGTGGTGATTTATCTATGTAACTTAAAAACTCTGTAGTTGGTTTACCTACAGTGTTTGCTATAAATTTATTTAAAAGTACTGTGCCTTTACTTTGAGCTTTTTTACCTTCAGCTTTTAATTTTTCTAAAGGCTCTACTAATACTTCTTCAGCTTCTGATTCTTCTAAGATTTCTTTTCTTGTTTTAGCACGAGCAACATCTTCTATAACTTCTTCATTACTAAATTTAAATTCTAGTTGTTGATATGGTTCAGGCATATCAGTAACAGGAACTGTGTCTACGTCTGTGTCTACTTTCTTAGCAACTTCTTTAGCACCTCTACCATAT